GAAACTCCAAAACGTTATTTGATGACCGTTTTTGATGGTCAAATCATTGACCATTGGTGGTTTGGCAAATTCACTTTTGAAGCGTCTGGAATAAAGTTCAGAAAACCGGTTATTCCTGCCTTTCGAGATCATGATCATTCAAGATTGACGGGTCTAAATGATACGCTTTCAATCGTCGATTCGAAAGTAACTGTTGAGGGAGCTTTCTTGAAAAATAGTCACGCTGAAGAGGTGCGAATCTTGAAGGCAGCTGGTATCGAATGCTCTCTAGCTTTCTTGTATGACACGGCAAAATTTGAGAGGGTTGACCACGGTTTTACCGCTACAGTGAACGGGAAAGACTTTGCCGGGCCTGGCGTGATTGTCCGCGAATGCGAATTGTATGAATGTTCTTTTACACTCATTGGAGCAATGACCGGCGCTTCGACTGAGTTTAGCCAGCCGGTTCATTTTCAAAACAATTTTTCCCAGGAGGAAAACAATATGGATTCACAAAATCCAATGGCGAATGAAGGCGCCCAAATTCCTTCTAATGAAGATTCGAGAACTTTGTTTTCGAAAATGAACGAACTTTGCAGCGATGCCAAGTTTGTGAACGAATGTTTTAGCGAAGGCTTAGACATGGCACAATTTCAAGCTAAAAACACAAAGCGGTTGGATGATAAAGTTGTCGAACTTTCAGCATTGAATGTTGAGAAAGACGCAAAGATCAGTGAGCTTGAAGGAAAAATCGCTGAATTCTCAAAACTAGGTCAGGCTCCACTTGATAATCTGGAACAGGGTGAAGAAGCTCAAATCAAAACCGCAGATGAAGCGGTTAAATTCATTAAAGCACGTGATCACGTCAGCATGATTGAAGCTAACAGAAAAGCACGTTCTGAATTCTCACACTTATTCAACGGGGGTAAATAATGCTTATTTTAGGTTCAAAAATAGCTTTAACAGCAGCGGCAACACTGCAACAAGGATTGCGCGTTAAATTAGACAGCAGCGGCAACATTGTAGCAGCTGGGGTCGATGAGTTTGCCATCGGTACTATCGAAAAACCCGCAGTAAATGGCGACACGGTCAACGTTATTTTGCCCAATGCAGGTATTGTCGAGGTAGTTATTGATGGCGCGGTGGCAATCAATGCGCCATTATATGGAGTCGCTGCGGGTAAGGTTTCAGATAATGACCCTGGCTCAGCTACTATTCGTTATCGTGCACTAGAAGCCGGTTCGGCCGATGGGCAGATCATTTCAGCAATCCCCGTTTTAAACTAAGGAGTTTAGATCATGCACCAATCCACCATCACCAACACCGATTTATCGGTCGAGTCTCTCAATGGCATTGCTGTAGAGCGATATTCGGAACAAAACGGCTTGATAGGTTTAAAACTCTTTCCTTTGGATGAAGTTGAAAAGCATTCCGGCTCATACGCCGTTCTCGATGAGAAATCAATCATGAAAGGTACTAAAAACACCAAAGTTACCGCTGATTCAGCTATCAAACAAGTGACTTTCACTTTCAAAGATGCGTTGTACAAGACGCAATTGAGCCGTTTAAAAACGGTGATCACTGCTGAAGAAGTAGCCAAGTACAGTTCTCGATTCAATGCTGAAGTTGTGGGCCTTCAAACTCTAATCATCGACCAAATGCGTTCAGCTGAATTGAATGCAAAAGCGAAGATTGACGAGATTTTGACTGCACACACTGTGGCCACCGCATGGGATAATTCAGCGGCTAAACCCAATCAAGTGGTCCAGTCTTTTCAAAGCTCGCACTTTGGGACGAAAGTTAGTTCACGAGCGAATGCTTGTGTGATGTCAGAAAAAGTTTTCAATGAGATCATTAACAGTGATTATTTTAATTCACAAAATAAGCACATTGGTGGTATTCAAACAATAGATCAATTAAAAGACGCTGTCGCGGTATGGTTTAGAATACCACCGATGAATTTTACCATTGTTGGGATTGACGCTTTAAAAGATGGAAATGGAGAAGGTTTAGCGGTGAATGCGTCGAGCATTTGGGGCGATGACTTTGCGTTGTTCTTCGTAACAACAAGAGGCCCTTTCAATGGTCAACCTTGTTTTGGCAAGACACTTCGTTGGGGTGAATTTGACTCGACAGACGTCAACGGCGCACCCGACATTTACGACGGGTTTGACGATCATGGTAATCGCACCATCTACGCACAAAAGCACAGGAGCGAACACGTTGTTAGCGCCAATTGCGCTTATTTGCTTGATGGATTGTTGACCTAAGTGAACGCGAAATTCAAGTCGAGCGCGAAAGCGATGTTTAAGAGTGGCGGCCTCTGTGAGGCTGTCACTTTTCAATCGATTGGAACTAGCATAAATTTAAATTGTAGGGCGACCATAAAATTTGATCGCCCTGCAATGTTAGGTTCTCAAAATTTAAAGGAAAATGATTTTGATTCAGCACTGATTAGAATTCATTTTGATGATTTTCTAAACGGTATTGAACCAGAAACTTATGATTTGATCACGCTTGAAAATGGTGACGTTTGGGAGGTTTTCAAAATCACAAAGCAAAGCTCAACCTATTTATTGACATGTAAAACAAATCAGCGGGTGCCGGCTTATGGTCGTTGAATTTGAAGTATTAAAAGATGAGGTCAAGCCATTCTTGATCGAGTTCACGCGTAAATTTCCAGCCGCACTAAAAGATTCCATGAGTTATGTTGCTGCAAAAACACGTAAAAGAATGGTTGCGCAATTTAAAGTAGGGCATGCCGGCCGACATTTGGCACCACCAAAAAAGGTGCTTTCAGACAGCGCTAGAAGCAGAATTGAAGATGCAAAAAAGAGACTTGGGGATGCTGCAAAACACACTCGCCCTAATCCTATCCGATTCCATGGAACAAATGGAGCTAAAATACAACCGCCGTATAAGTGGGTTAAGTTTGTAAATCCAAAAAACACAAATTCGGTTTTTATTGGGTTTAGAGGCCGTTCAAAACTTTTAGCCGGTTCGTTCATGGCAGGTGAAATTTTAAAAAATGGAAATAAAGTTTCTAATATTTTGGTCACTCAAAAAATGAGGCGATATTTTGCCGCCATAGGGAACCCACTTAAAAAGAGCACAACAAAAATTAATTTGCCCAAGTATCCGGCGATCAATTATTTTGGAGAGAGTATGCGAGATGAGCCAAAAAAAGATTTAATATTCAAATTGATCCAGAAATTTAAGGACATGACGAATGCTTAATTTTAAATTCAATGATTTATTGACGGCGCTACGGGATGATTTGGCGAATGACACCACGCTTGATCAACTCGCGCAGGAGTATTATAGCAAATCAGTCAACCTTCAAATTGGATATGACGACACGAAAAAGCCTAATGAAAATCTTTTGCCGATGATTTATTTTTTCCCAATCGATATTTTGAACGGAATGAATATAGATGACTATGTTTTTTCTTTAGGTGCTAGGATAGTCATTTCAAACAACGCTCTGAATGACAATGATGGCATAAAAGAACAAGAAGGCATTTTTCAACTTTGCGAATTTTATTCAGTTTTTGAAAAAATTATGCTAACTAATCAATTAACCTACAATTTTTATATTGACAAATTTGACCCTGTTTTTCATGTTACCGGATACGGAAGTTTAAAAATTTGTGATATTGAAATAGATATAGTAGTACCCAACACTTTACATTCTTCAATCAACTTAAAAAAAGGATAAATCATGCCAGACGTAGCGAGAGGAGTCACTAGACAGATTCATATTGGTTTTGAGCCAACATATTTGGGGAATCCAGCAAGTTTATTTGCCATTCCCAATCAATCATTGAGTTTGGGTTCTAACCAGAACATGATTAAATCGGAAACGCAGATTCCAGGACAAATGGACATGACGGCGCCAATTGCCGGAACAGTGAGCGTTACTGGTTCTGGCGTGTTCCCGCTCGATACTATTTATATAGGCTATCTGCTAAAAGCTTTGTTTGGCGCACCGGTAACAACTTTCCCTGATCCTAAATACATTCACACTTTCAAAAGAGGTTTGACGGCGCCGAGTATTCAAGTCATTGATGGCTATTCAAGTATTTCAGAATATAGGAAGTTTTCTGGCGTTAAAATCACTGGCATGGATTTTAAATTTGTCAAAAATGAAGAGATGAAAGTCACGGTCAATTTTTCAGGCGCCAGAGAAGACGATGACCAGACCGATCGATCGGTCACGATTGAAGTGTCAGACGGCTTTGGGGCCAATGCTATCACTATTGATGAAGGTGGTTCAGGCTTGGCTGATATTCGCGAATTCAATTTGTCAATTAAGTCTCCTGTTGATGAAGAAAATGGTTTCACACTAGATGGCAATGAATACCGTTCAATTTTAGTCGAAAGCGGTTTTGAAGTTTTTGGAAATATGCGTCTTTTATATAAAGATGTCACTCTGTATAATAAAGCTAAAAACTTCACGACGTCATCACTTAACGTGGCTTTAACAAGCGGAACGAATAAGCTTCGTTTCCTTATGGATGAAGTAAAATACAGCCGCTCAAATCTAGACCCACAGGGAAAAGGGCCGGTTGTTTTGCCGCTTGAATTCATGGCTTTTTACAAAGAGGGGGCGAATGGAACTTCGCTCCAAATCGAACTTGAAAACGACAAAACGAGCTACGCATAATGGAAGATAAAAAATACATCATCACTTTAGATATTGCCAAAGAATTGAAAGCACAGGGTTTTAACGCTCTGAGCTTTTTGCGAGAGCTTGAAACGCTTCATCTTGAAGAACCTGACGACGCAGAAAGCAAGGCTGAATTCTTGATTAAGCGCGATGATCTAATTCTAAGCGACATTGGCTTGGCTATTGCGAATTGTTTCGTGAAGAATAGTAAAAATCAAGGCATTGTGGTCATTCAGAGTATTCTTTTCAAAGCTTATAATGACACGATCATATTTGTTGATGAAGAAATAAAAAACTAAGAGAGGTTTTAGCGTGGGACTCTTTAAGGGGTAAAAGTGAAGGGCCTAAACTTTGCAGCGATTGCCGAGAACTATACGCTAAAACCGACGAAACTCCCCCATGTTTCGAGTGTTGGAATAGACCTCCAAAAACAATGCGTGGCAATAATAGGATGGTTCGTTTTGTTGATAAGGTTTATTCACAATGGCGAATCGGTGCAAATGGTCCGGTTGGTTTCGACTTGCCGGCCGTTTTCCAAATTGCAGAAATCGAAGGTTTTGACATCGATTGGATTTTTTTGAGAAAAATCAACGCGGCCGAAGAAGTGATCATTAAGAATATTTATAAGGAAATGAAATGTCAGAGCTGAATACAGAAATTAGAATTTCAGCTAAAGATTTAGCTTCACAAGCTTTTCAGGATCTACTTAAAGCAGTCGATAAGAATTCAAAAGCAAGTGCCAAGTTGACGGCAGAAGCAAAAAAACTTGAAGTCTCTTTTAAGCAACAAGCAACTGCTTCAGACAAGTTAAATAACACTCTGACAAAGACCTCGCAAAATTTAACCGCCGCAGCAAAAAGCGCCGCTCTTTTTGTGGGCGCGGCTTTTTCAGTCAGGGCCGTTGGTGAAACCATTGAAGCTTATGGACTATATCAAGACAAGCTCAAACTTGTCACAAATTCACAGGCTGAACTTGCGGACGTTTCCGCAAAGGTTTTTAGAGTTTCGCAACAAACTAGCACGGAACTAATCTCGACGGCGACAGCTTACCAGCGCATAGACAAAGCTATATCACAGTATGGTGGAACTTCTGAGGAAGCTCTGAGAATCACCGAATTGCAAAACAAAGCTTTGGCCGTTTCGGGGTTAACGTCGGCTGAGTCTTCAAGCGCTATCATTCAAATCAGTCAAGCTTTCAACAAAGGCAAACTCGACGGTGATGAATTCCGAACCACGATGGAAACCATGCCGATTCTTATGGATGCCATTGCCAAACAGTTGGGCGTCACCAGAGGAGAGCTGTTGAAACTTGCGCCTGAAGGCAAGATCACAGGGCAAGTAATGAAAGACGCTTTCTTGGCCGCTGGTGAATCCATCGATCGTGACTTTGCAAATAGAACGCCTAGAGTTAGTCAAGCAATGGTTCAATTGACGAATTCTTTTTCAAAGTATGTGGGCGAAACTGATAAAGCTGCCGGAATTTCTGCCGTATTAGGAAACGGTATTGTTTTTGTGGCCGATCATGTTGCCATATTATCGAAATCGATGTTTACGCTGACGGCTGCTTTTGCGACTCAAAAACTGTTCGCTTATGGTCAAGCACTCACGGCCGTGGTTGCCAAGGGATTGGCGACCGTGAGCTTGACCGCTAGAACTGCGGCGGCAAGCACTGGCTTGGTTTCAGGGGCAATTTCAGGATTGAATGCATTGGTGAGCTTGAATCCACTTACAGCGACTTTAACCCTTGCGGCGGGTGCTTTTATCTTTTTTGGTGATCAGGTATTTGATTCAAAACAAAATCTAAAAAGTTTCGATGAGCAAGTGGCCACCACTTCATTGACTTTCGATAAAGCAAAAAAATCATTTAATGATTTACATAAAACCGAATCTGAAATTCTCGAACTAGAAAAACAGTTGGGGAAAGCCACGGACGAGCTAGGGGAAAAAGCTGAGCGTTCGATTGAAAAAAGAATTCGAGGGTTGAAAGAACTTCAGGGGAATACAGATCGACAAAATCAATTGATAGCAGCTCAGTTGAAGGCCGAGACGTTCCAACTTGAGATGTCGCGCAAGGCAGAAGAGGCAGCATTTAGAAAAAATTTAGTCAAAGATGTTGAGGGTGATCTTGTCACTGGGAAAAGGCAGAACGATAAAACACGACTCAAGGCCGCTGATGAAATAGCTCAAAAAGAAATTTATTTAGTCGAACAACAATTGAAAGCCGGCAAAAAGCTTCATGAATTTGAAAATGATCGGCTTACAAAGATTGCTGAAAACATTCTCAAAAATCAAGAAAAGATTGAAAAGATTTCAGAGCTAAATGCTCTTTATGGCGATTTAACAAAATCGATTGAAAAGGTCAATGCCGAAGAACAAAAAGCGGTTGAATTAAAAGCGAACGAGTCTTTTAGTTCTTACCTGAGCAAATTGAAAGAAGAAGGCGAGTTGTTGAAATTGTCTGCCTCAGAATTGAAGGTTAAAAACTCCATTACGAAAGCGGAAACCGATTTAAAACTATCTTTGAATGAAAACCAAAAAGAACAAATCACCACTCAAATAGAGCTTAATGAAGCAAACAAAAGATATTCAGAAATCATGGAGAAGGGGCGCTCACCAGTTCAGCGCCTCCAAGATGACATTACCTTGCTCACAGAAAGGATGGGCGGCGCAACCAATGGCACGAAAGAGCAAACGGAAGCCTTGGCGGTCTTGAATGCCGAGCTTGATCGATACCACAAGAAAGAAGAAAATCGAGCTGTCAAAGATAGGCGGGACGAAATCTTCATCACGCCAGAAGTTCAAGGTGGCTTTAAAGCAAATGTTCAAGAACAGTTTGGAAAGTTTGAAGGCAAGAGTTTAAACCAAGCGAATAAGCTCTCTAGAGCAACGCGGGGATTGGGTGAAAATGGCGATAGCATTGATGGCGAAAAGCTTGATGTTGCGGTTGATCTGGCTGAACGTCTTCAGGAGCTCGACGACATTAAAAAGGAGTATGGCGAACTAGACATTGAGAACACTAGAAGAATTGAAGCTTTAAAAGTTGAAGCGGCAGAAGAAGCGGCGCAAAAAATTCAAGATATTGAAATCAGAAGGAACGCGGCGACGATGAATTCTTCTGCTGAATTGTTTGGAAATTTGGCCACATTAGCCGAGGGATTTAAAGGAAAGCAGAGCAATGTTTATAAAGGTCTTTTTGCCGCTTCTAAGGCTTTTTCTATAGCAGATGGCGCCATTCAGATGCAAGGGGCCATATTAAAAGCATTGAATAACCCTTTTCCTGCGAATGTGGTATTCATGGCGACGGTAGCGGCACAAGCTGTTAGGATCATGCAAAATATTAAGTCCATTCAGGGAAACGGTTTTCAAGCCGGTGGTTTTACTGGCAATGTGGGGACTTCACAAATTGCCGGCGTGGTTCATGGCCAAGAGTTTGTGAGTCATGCTAGCGCGACAAGGCAATATCGACCGATACTTGAAGCGATGAACAATGGTACTTTTCAATCCAATGGGAGTTCAAACACAAGTCGAGGTGTAAACGTTACCATCATAAACCAAGCTGGCGGCATTTCGCACGATGTGCAGCAAATCAGTGAAAATGAAATTAGGATCATCGCCAGGCAAGAAGCCTCAAGAGCGGTTAGTCGTGATGCGTCGAAAGCTGTGGCATCGAGTATGACAAATCCAAATTCACAGCTATCAAAGATTATGCGTTCTGAGTTCGGAATCAGCAAGAGTTTATAATGTCACAATATCCGATAGGAGACATTGAGCCACAGTACATCGAATTCTTTTTGAATTGCAGCGCTGCAGTTGTTGAGCTTGAGTTGCTTGAGATCAGTCATCCCGCTTTTACGGGTGGGAATTATGGCAGTGGGACTATTTACAAAATTGTAAAAAATGCAAGTGATGGCGTGGTGTATAGCGGAGATGCTTACCTTTATTATCCGTTTGTTCTCTCCAAAGGTTCACGGTCTCAAGACTTAGACTATTCTCTAGACATATCATTCGGAGACTTAGGCGAGATTACGACCACGGAAATAAAAAATATCATTGGCAGCGTAGCTTATAGTCAGATGCCAATAAGTGTTTCGTATATGATTTTTAGAAGCGATGACTTGACGGCGCCGATATTTGGACCTATAGATTTGAAGGCTAAAAATTTCAATTGGAACGGCGATGGTTTTACGCTTGAATGTCGTTCTAGAATTTCAAATAAAAACAAGACGGGCACCTATTACGATTTGATGTCATACCCTTCTTTGAAAACGTTCTTATGATGAACGAGTTTTTTTTCAAGAAGTATCACCCATTTCATTATAATTGCTTACACTTTTCTATCGATGTTTGGAAGCGCTTAACGGGGCGAGATATAAAAGAACTTTTTAGTTCATCTTGTTTTTCAGACATAAGAAAGGCCGGTCACAAAATGATCAGAAATTTCAAGGAGGTGGACTATAATGCTGACCTCTGCCTAGTGACCATGCAAAGGCATGGTAGCGCGCCGCATATCGGTGTAAAAATTGAAAATGATATTCTTCATTTTGGGCCATGCGGAATGCAAAAACTCGATTGCGATGTGGTCACTTTTGGATATTCTAAAATAAGATATTACACACCATGCTAGTAAAATTAATAAGAGACGCTCTGAAGCCTGAGCAGGTGGAGCTCTATGAGTCGGACAATCCAATCAAGACATTGACGGAAATTTTTACATTTTGGCCAGAAAATGTCAGACTTTACATCGATCAAGTGAAAGCAGAAAACGACGTCACACCCACGACAAAATCTGGGATGCTGCACGATAGAATAAGAATGATTCAGTCTTGCAATTATAAAGAATTGATTGTTTTGAATGAATATCGAGCGCCAGCGGTGATAGCTTGGGCGGCTTTTATTATTGCAGTAGGTTCGGCGGTTTATGCTCTAACAAACAAGCCTAAAATGCCTGAACTAGACACATCACACGGAGGAGATCAAGGTTCTTCCAACAATTTACTGTCTGAACGTGGGAACAAAGCTAGGACCAACGGTAGAATACCTGATATTTATGGCACGGTTAAAAAATCCTACGCCGATTTATTGGTCAAGAGCTTTTCTGTTTTTGATAACAACCGACAGATTGAATATTCATTTATGGCGATTGGGCGCGGCGATTATGATGTGTCAGATGTAAAGAGCGGTGAGATTGCCATGTCTACTTTGAGAGACGTTTCTGTAAAAATTTATGGAAGCAATTCAAGTCCGAATGAAGACACACCAACACACAAGTTATTGATCGGTGATGATTTTACCGAAACAGTCAAAGACGTGTATGAGATTGAAAACGTTAGTGGAAAAGAGCTTTATAAGACACCTGTTCTTTTTCTCGATGGTTCGCTGAAAGACAAATTGGCGATCAATCATACAAATTCTGGAGGTCATCAATATTATTTAGAAGTTGTTGGCGGCGCCCAAATTAACTTTTATGACCTTTTTAACCCAACGAGAGTTATTGATGAAAACACTCCTCCAGGTCCATCAGGGAGAACTTACATTGATATTAGAAGCAGCTATATTAACGGCAATTTGATCTTATTCGGAAGCGATGTTGATATATTGTCAGAAACACAAGCAAAGATTTTATACCCTATTACAGGATGGGACATAGACATACCGCTGGGGGTTAATCCTCTGCTAAGAGGGGCTCCAAATTACGATATTGTAGATTGCGTAATGTTTCTTTATAGGAGCAGAATTTTTGACTATGAATTTAAAGGTGATCATGAATTGATTTTCAATTTTATTGCCGAACAGGGATTTTATAAAGATGATGGTAAAAATATTTACTCTCACAAGGACGATATTTCGATAGTAATAGCTTTCTCTAGTGGTGCTCCAACAAAATATGTAAGCTTTTATTTTAAAAGTCCGTCACTGAGCAGGGATAGTTTCGCGATGACGAAAAGATTTAATGTGCCGTCGGCAACGGCTGGAACGGCCAGAGTGTTTATTACAAGAGGCCATGACAGAGACCAAGCTGTTGCGGATTTTAATTTTGGAGGCAATGTTGTGGACACGATTAAAATTCATTCGATATTTGTTAGGCAAGAAATTGAAGAATTGAAGACGGGTTCAACACCATTATTGCCATCCCCAACGGGTTTTACAAAAACAGTGGGAAAATTTGGAGACATGACCACCGCTTTTGTGAAAACCTCCTCCGCGTCAAATTCAAGAAAAAGAGTAAGGACGTTTAATTGCACTGCAAAAAGACGCTTGGATTATGATATGACCGTGACCGGAAATACTTTTGAATTTCCTCATATCTCAGAATGGGCTTTTGATATTATTGTCAGCATTTGCAACGATCCTTTTATTGGCCAATGTGCGACTGGAACGAGCGGGGTTGATTTGATAACCGAAGTGGATAGAACTAGCTTAGATTATGCGATCAGCCACGTGAAAATCCACTTGGGTTCTAATGCGGTAAAGTTCAATTATACTTTTGACAAAAAAATGAGTTTTGAGGATACGTTGAACTTGATTTGCCAGTCTTGTTTCATTATACCCTATCGGCAAGCCAATCAGATTAAATTTATTTCTGATGTCATTAAATTCACGGGGACAATGCTTTTTAATCATCGAAATATTTTGCCAGGCTCAGAGAAGAGAACGCTTTCGATTGGCCCAAATGATACCGACGGGATTGAGCTTTCTTATAGGAATTATGAGACAGGATTAGAAGAAATCTTTTATTTACCGACCGATAGGACAGCCAGCAATCCCAAGAAAATTAGAATGATGGGAGTCAGCGATAAACAAGTGGCTTATTGGCACGCCTCAAGAGAATATAATAAATTAAAATACCATAATTATTTTATAAGCTTCACGGCGATGGCAGAAGCCGCGCTACTTAGACCAAGAGACATGATCATGGTAGCAAGCACGGCTAGCAATGATGTCTTGACAGGTGAAGTTTTAAACATTTCTGGCTATACTTTGAGATTGAGTGAAAAATCTGAAGTCGGTATTGGGACGCACACAATTTATGTTCAATTGAACAATGGCATAATTTGGTCTTATTCGATTGCAAGTCAAGGTGTGGATGAATATGAAGTCATTTTGAGCACATCTCCAAGCGTTGACATATCGACGGCTGATGATTTGTTTATGCGCGCAAACTATCAAATCACGACTGGCGTGGATGAAGGCGAATTATTTATGATTGAGGACAGGGAAGATAACGGCGATGGAACCTTCGCGATCAAGGCTGTGAAATACGATGAAAGAATCTATGAGAACGACGGCGAGGCAATTCCATAATGGCGACGCTTTTACTGATGCCATCGCAAGCCGGTTATTTGGTTTCGCCAATCGATGATGTTCGAGTCGCCAAGATGGATGGCGGATCGAATAAACTAAAGGCCCGCAACTCGACACCACTGGCTAGGATTCAATGCCAATGGTCAATGTTTTATAGTGATTATGAATATCTCATGGCATTTTATAGGAAAAACCAATACAAAGAGTTTCAGTTGACTCTATTTGTGGAAGATTCCAACGCCGCTGCTCACACTTGCCGGTTTGTTCAAAATACTTTAACCATGGCTTCTTTTTCGGGTATGATTATCAATGCCTCATGCCAAATTGATGCTAGGCGCGTACTGCCTTCAGGCGCAAGCGATGAAGCTTTGATTGATGGCTTTTGAAAATACTACCGAGTAGTAAAAAGAAAATTCTTTAAAGGCTTTTTCGGTATAATGATTCAATGCCGTATACGCTTAAAGTCTTGCCTTCGAAAAATGGGTATTCGATAAAACCAATTGAAGACTCGATCGTTAAGAGCGTTGACGGTGGAGCGCAAAGAGTTAGAAAAAAATCTTTAAGCACAACGGCGATTGTGAATTGTCAGTGGGCTTTGAATCCTGACGAATATGACTATTTAAAAGCATTTTATAGGTTGAATAAAGATGAAGATTTTTTAGCAAACATCTTCATGGAATCGCATATTCCAGAGATTCACACTTGCCGTTTTGTGCCTCAGACATTTGGAGTGACAGGTAGAACGGGCAAGGTGACATTTATGGCAGCACAACTTGAAGTGGCGCCAAACACGCCCGATCAAGTTGATGATGAGTTTGTTGTTGAACTTTACGACACTCTTGGGGTTGAAGAGGCTAGGCAATATAGAAATGATTTATGGTATTTTGTCAATGAACAAATTCCCGTGGTAAACCATATCAATTGGCCAACGGTATGATTGAAAAAATTAAATCATTCTTTTGTTCTATTCTGATCAAGCTTGGGATTATCAAAAAGAAAGAGGTTCAACCAAGCGATTTCGAAAAGGGAATTTTTGAATTTATCAAAAGTATCACAGTGATCAATAGTCTTAAATTAAAGAGGAAATAAATGCCGGTTACAATAGCACAAGCACAAGCTGCCCTTTCTGATCTGGTGCAATGGGTCAATAACGTGCCTGGAACATTGGTTTTATCCGGTGGTGCTACGGTGGACAATCTTCGAAAAATCATCGATGATGCGACAACGTTCATTACTGAAAACTTTGGCGATTTAGTCACGGCCGTTGATGATGCAGAAGCGTCGGCCGCAGCAGCTTTGACCTACAAAAACGGAGCGGAGGCCGCGTCCATTACGGCAGGCAACAGTGAAACAAACGCAGTGGGTGCGGCAGTTTTGGCGGCATCGGCCAGAGACGCAGCGGAGGCCGCAAAAGACCTTGCCGAAGTCGCTGTTATCGATGTCGATGAACTTGTTGCCACAGCAGAATCACACAAGGATGCCGCTGCCGGTTCAGCTTCA